CGATGAGTTGACATAAACTTTATTTTTCAAGTGTTAAGTTTCTAAACAGCCGCCTGCAAAGGTAGGAAACTATTTCACCCGCCTTGATTCAACGACATAATGGGCGTCGTGAGGTGAGTCGAGTGGTACGTAGCAGATATGTCAACTGTCGGGGCGGTTGGGGTGTGCCCCCCAACCAGCAATGCCACTGCATTTTGTGGGAGCCCCTCCGGGCGACGTCTGGCCACTTGAGGTCTTCTTTAATCCGTAGCCGGATTGAGGGGAGCTGATGAACTCCAATCAGTAAAAAGAACCATGAGTAACCCAACGTGAGCTACGTTTCAAGCTAGTGACCTTTCTTCGAGGTCACGACACCTTCAGGAGTTAACATACTGAAGTGAATTAGGTGATTTTTCGAAGAACTCAGTGACGTTCAAATGTTGAAACCAACCCAACACTCTTAAGGGGAAACAGGCCCAGGGAACATGCTCATTCCCAAACCTGGAGTGGACCTGGTGAACCGGTGTTAGGCGAAGATTTTCTCGCGCCTGGTAGGAAGTAATAGCCCCTACCGCCTGGACAAGCCGATAGCTACGTGCTTGTACCTCCGCTTTGACTTATGTCAAGGTTAGCTAAGTCTAGGGATTCGAAGTAAGTGTGATGGAGCGCAATGACATCAGCAGGGAATTAGTCAATTATTTGGCGACCCAAGAACTGCAAACACGTGCCGTGCCTATTAGATATGCGGAACAACTTGTTAAAACCTCAGAAATGGGGGGACGAAAGTTGGGAAAAAGGCCCGGTGACCCACCGCTACTCATAACCTTTATTAGTTATTAAGTTGGCTGGATCGTTTGAAAAGAACTTTGATCGGAAATCAATCACCCATGTTAAGCACAAAACAACCTAATGAAAATTAACCATAAGAATAATGGAGAAATTAGCACTAGTGAGCACAAAACAACAAACACCCCCGCGGACATCGAATGCAAGGAAGGGACTGGCAGCGCTAGAAAGCGCAGTAATAATGAAGCCGCTCTTCGACGCATACGTACGAAACAAGAAAGGTCCGAACACAAAACTGGCGGTCCCCGGACGCCTGGGTCAAGAGACAACTTGCCCGAAGAGGTGGTGTTAGCACCACCTCCCGGTGATTGTGATTCCCAACACAGGGAACGACGGGAAGCCAATGCTTCTGATGATGGTTCGGGAAAGGGCGGAGGGCGCCGGTGGCGTCGCTTTGACGCCAAACCGGAAAACCCGGCCGACGATGACGCGCCGCCTGAACCAGATGATGATAATTTTGATGGACCCGACGACCCCTGTGATGGTGGAGATGACCTTCCTGGTGAGGAAGTGATTGAAGACGTAGACATCCCCGATGAAATAGTAGTCCGCCCCTACGGATATGATACCACGCATATCAAGTACTTGCCTTTGTGGGGCAACTATTCTATTTACGGTGATGAAGTTGTTCGTAACGTACGAATGCTAGCGTTTAACGATGAGCCAGTTGGAGTTGGGCCTTACGAGGGCATGGTCATAGTGAAGCACAATCCGCTTCCGCGATATGAACTCTCGGACCAACAACTTTGCGACGGTTATGCAAATAGCCGAAAGGTAATTGATCTTTCTAGTGATCTCGTAAAAATTTCTGTACATCCCCTAGCTTGTGGCCGGTACCACATTTCCAAAGTTGGTTCCTTTTTTCCGCTTAGAACTTCCCATGTGGTGGTAAGTGGACAAGGTAATACTGTTTTGGTGGTGACCGGCACAGACGAAGGTGAAATAATCTTTCCATTCTTTGACCACCACACTGTTGGGCAGGAGCTGGCAAAAATCCTTATTTCGAAGGGTCTTAAAATGGAACACATCAACAGAATACGAGGACTCGCGCGAACAATGATCACGCAGGCTGGCGGATACCCGGATGGTGACTTAATTGGTAGAGTGGTTAATTCCGCTTTTGACAGTTTAAATGTTTCTTCAGCGATGGATTTGTACAAAAGTACTGTCCAAATGCAGCAATTGCAGGATATAGCTGAAAATGGAATCGAGATTTCTTGGGTTCCTTTCTACATGATCGTGGTAGTTTTTGCGGTCGTTGTTGGCATTGTTCGCTCTTTGAGCGCACACGACTTCGACCTTGTAGAACACGCACTACTGGTTTGTTGGAAGGCCGTCACTGGATTTTTCTTCCCTGTTAATCTTTACATTTATGGGAGTGTGATAGTCTTTGCACTGGTTACATTTTATGTCATAAGCGCACCACCTCAACGCCTTAAGATCCGCCATTTTTTCGGGTTTATACCTTGGCTTTTTTCTAGACCCAATTTTGCGGTCAATCAGGTTCGTAACTGGCGCCGCCGAGGCTACCTACCGTTCGACCTATTTAGACTTGTAAAGGTTCAACTTTCCTGCATAGGTAAATTGCCCGATACTGTCGACCCGCAATACCACGTTGACAAGCCAGACACTCTTAAATGCTTCGACTGCGAATACATCTATCCTTTGGGCTGCACCATATGGGGCGCGGCTATTGTTGCACCTCGACAGTGCGAACACAACGGATATGGTGCTATGGCAATTCGTTGGCTTAGGCCACACGCGTACGATCAAACCATGATGCAGGTATGGTTGAACGAGTCCAAAGATTGGATTTGTTCCATGCCCACTTGTGATATGGTCCCTTCCTTTGTTAGGTGGATTCAACGCTACGGAGGCAAACGCAGGCGACAGCTGCAAAAAGCTTGGGACGAGCTGGACGGCATACTCGACAATACCATTTCTGCTTTTATTAAGTGTGAAATCTACGTTGGGAAGTTCGTTGACAGTTTTAAACCTCGCCAAATTTGCGCTAGAGCTGATTCCTTGCTGGTTTCTGTAGGACCCACCTTTTGGATGTTGGGCAAATTCTTCAAGTCTGTCGTCTTCGGCAGGAGTACTGATCTTATTTACGATAGTGACTTAACGGCCACCGAGCTAGGCGATATTGCTGTTGAAATGTTCGACAGCGGCTATGTCTACGAGGCCGACGTTTCTAATTGGGATGGATCGCTTAATCCCATGTTCTTCCTTTTTGAACACTTCCTTGTCAAGTGGTTTCTCCCCAGAAACTTTAACTATTTCTATGAAATTATGGAAGAGTGGGATAATTTGGTTGGCTCAATCACAGGATTGCGCTTCCGCGGTAAATGCCGACGTCGTTCGGGCGATGCATGGACTTCTTCATTCAATTCTGTTATAAACCTTTCTATTGTCAGGTTCATAGTCAGACCGGAGAACCTCCTTAAATGCGTGGCCAAAGGCGATGACAACTTCTTTTGCACCCGGTACCCTTTGGATCTGGAGTACGTGAGAAGAGTCTACGAATGCCTAGGAATGAAGGTCGTGATACACCGCCGATACACCATACATGAACTCACTTATTGCAGCGGCCTGTTTTACGAACTCGACGACGGCAGATTTAAGTGGGGCGTTCAATTTCCGAAAATTATTGCCAAGTTCTTAATGAACTTTAAAGGCCATGCTCCTGAGCTGGGCCCGGCGTTAATTATGGGTACTGTAAAGTCCCTGCAGGGAATTGGGTCGCATGTACCATTAATGAGCGAATTCATCGAAAACATTTTGAAGTGGGGCATTAAAGGAAAGGACCTGGAGTTCAACCCTTACAAGACCCGCGACTACAAGATTGACAAACTCTCCGAGAAAGCTATAGTGGAGTTCTGCTTTTCAAACGGCATAACTCGCGAACAATACAATTCCATCTTGGAAGACCTGCCTACTCTCCCTTCTCATTTCCCCTGCGCGATAGACAACCAGCATCTGTTGCACCTGTTCCACAACATGATTGGGGAAGTCCAATACCAATATGAGAATGTTGTGATTGGTGAGAAAATCACAAACCCCTTGTGCGAAAAAGTTTTAAAACCTACTAGCAATGATAACACTTTGACTCCGTCGTACGTGTTTTACATATTTGCAGCCGCGTTTATCGAGGAGTGCGTAAAAGCCCTGATGTCCCATTTCACATATGGTCCTGGACTAATCTTTGGTTTGGTCGAGGTCATGCTTGGTGGCACAATATTAGCGCCCATTGCCCACTCGGTATTTGTTTACGTGAACCATGAATTTGGTTTTATTCAAGCTGTAATGTTGCATTTTATTATCAATCTGCTAATAGTGAAGTTGTTAAAAATTCCCCCCCCTTTCAATATGACTAATAATAACAATAATGCGAAAAGGAGAATTTCTAGCAGAGCAACCAGCACTAAAAGTGCTAAAACCAGTAGACCAATGGACCTATTTAGGACCATGGGTGTGGAAGGCCTGAAGTATGTACTTGGGGCTGTTGATCCAACTCATCCTGGAGTTGATGGAGTGAAGTTTCCCGACAACACAGCCTATCCCTCCGTTCCAATCAAAAGCGTGGATACGTTTATTTTGACCGCCGACGCGAACGGTAACGCCTGCGCTGTTGTCACACCGTATGCACGACACGCCATTGTACACCCGGCAGCTATTGCCGCGAACGGGGATTTGACTTGGACTGGATTGACTGTGACCGCCGATGGGATATATAACTCGATCGTTAACGACATGATTTATTACCGCCCGGTATCCGTAGGTTACGAACTAATGTACGAGTCAAAGACTGACGATTCGGCTGGAACCGTTGTTTTAGCCTCCACTTCAGTGAGGTTGGACTTGAACTCGGGCGTTCCTTATGGTGGCGCCTATATCCCCACCAACCTCGACGAGTTGGAAAATACGCCAGGTGCAGAAACGCACACGTTGACTGGACTCGGAACCCGCTTGGTATCTATCAAACACCTTGATGAACAAGCTGCTACCTACTTGCCTGGAACCTGGGGTTACGCCTGCGACGGGGCCGGCAACTATGGTTACTCCGGCTTGGTAGGGTGGACCTACTCGGTAGTCTACGCCCGCGGCATGACTCCGGGGACAAGCCTCCGGTTAGTTCGACACGCCCATTATGAGTGTGTGGTTAACAACAACGTTAACCCCTACATCAGGCCTACCCCTGCCATTAACAACCCATCCTCTAGGGAAGTGGCAATATCAGTGCACTCCCAGTCTTCAACCAGCAAGGATGGAAACTACCTGGAAACTATGGCACCAACCGACACACTTGCGCGCTTAGGCCGATCTAACGGCAACGCGGCAGCCCGTGAGCACACAACCACCCAAAATACGGGTGGCGTTGGTAACTTCTTTTCCACTGCAGGACGTTTTATCATGCCCTATTTACCTGACATGATAGATATAATCCTTGGTTTAATGGTTTAAAAACCTTCCACGGGCCCTCGACATGATAATGTAAAGCCGGTAAGAATCCGGTGCCCCGAGGCAGACAACCGATAACCTTAATTTGGAGAGTGATGACTTCAAACGGGACAAGGAAACCTTCTTAAAAACTGTGCTTAGAAGGAACAGATCAAAAGCTCAATTGTGCCTTAAACCGCACGACACCAGTAACCCTGGTTCTTTGGGGGTTACGTGTATAAGCAGCGACAAAGTTTGGTGAACTGGCGCTTTGTAAAACAGCCGACTTTCCACAAAATCCCGTGGAGATGTTTGGGTGTGGTGGACCCAAGGTCGGGAC